CACTGTAGCCAACAGCACGGGCAGCAGCCATTTGTTGCGCCAGCCATTTGGACATGTCTTTATATTCAAAGCTGCCTAGTTGACCACCCCGAACCGCAATATCATGACCACGTTGTAAATCAGTGATACCAAAGTCCTGCATTCGTGTTGTGAGTGTAGCTGCATCCGTAGCCGTTGCACCTGTTGCAAATGCTGTTTTAACAGCAGTATTCAATGCAGGAGCTACATTATTTAGTTCATATTTACCTGAAGCAATCAAAGAATTTGCTGCTTCAGCGGCATCTTCACGTGTACCACCGCCACCACGAACTGCCGCCTTAATATATTCATTTAACTGACCACGTGCTGCCAGACGTGCGTCAGGTGTCATCCCTTGACCACCTGTAGCAGTTGCTGCGATGTATGTTAGTTGTTGATCATAATCGCGGGGCTTCTGGAGAGCATTGGAGAAGTACATGCCACCAGCCATTGCACCACCAGCAACAGCAGTACCTTTTTGCCATAAAGACATTGTTTGTTGCGTTGACTGGTGTGTCCGCTTACTCGACTGTTCAACCTGTCTTGCCCAGTTTGCCACTTGCTGAATTGAGCCGACTTGTTGCTTATAAAGTTGGCTTTGAATTCTGGTTTGAATAGACTGCTGTCTTAAAACCCCCTCAAGCATACGGTTGGTACGCAACAACTGATCACCCACACGAGCCGTATTTATAGTGGCTTGTGTACCAGCTTTAGCACCATTCACAAATCTAGCTTGAGCAGAACTTATCTGTGTCCACTGTGTATTGATTGTAGTATTGGCACGGATTTGCTGATTATTGAAGCGATTCATTTCCTGAAAAGCTTGCTGGCCCTTAATCTGCAACGTAAGTGAGACAGTTGAATTACTTCCGCTCATAACTTATTCCTGTGACTTCTTAGAGTGTTTACGCACTGTTGAGACATAAGTTTTTGCATGCGTTTTTGCTAATGATTGAGGGGGTGCTTCAGGCTCCTTATTGGATATTTGAGAGGATGAAGGCCGCATATTGCTAAGAAAGGCTAAAGCAATATGTAGAGGTAAATTAATTGCCTCTACATAAGGGATGCCAATAGCCATCAAAGCTTTAATTAAATGGACACGTCCAATTAATTCGCGGCTTTCACCTTTGCCTCAAGTTCAGCCTTTTTATCGAAGAAATGGGTCAAATTAAATTTTGATGTTTGTGCGATTTCATCATATGTAGGTTCATATTGATTGCCATTTGAATCAATTAACTTAACCATCGCAACTACATCAGAAATAGATACATATTGCAGTCCAGTGATTTTCGACTGAGCTTCAACATATTCAAGTGCTGTCAAATCGAAAATAATAAACTTGGTGCACTTAATTTTTTTCTTATTGCGTTCTAAATTAATCGCAACAGGCAAATCATCTTCAATAAAGATTTTTTCCATTTTTTACCTACAATGTTTCGTCAATATAGTCTAAGCAGAACAACTGAAGTTCACGTACTGTCTCGCCATTCAAGTCATAAGTAGCACCAACAGAAGTGACATTACAGTCAATGAAAGTTTCACGATAATTCCCTGAAGGGGACTCGATTGAAATTCGGGCATCATCCACTTGGAGCCATTGCACTGTGTCCTTTCCATCTGGAATAACTACAGTTGCAGTAAGTTCATAAGTCGTAATACCTTTTGATTTATACTTCACACGCTGTTGACGGTTCATCGTAGCGATTGGGCGGTTCCCAGTCGTAATACTCGTACCAAGCCGCGAAACATCGTAATCCAACCCATTAAAGCTCATTACAATTGAGCCAACTGCTGCTTCAGACATTGTGTGTCTCTCTTTTTAACGATGGCCCATTGTCAAATAACTATTTAAATAAGATCAGGCGGAAATACTTCCGCCCAATAAAAAAGGCCGCAAATGCGACCTTCTTTAAAGTGAATGGATTAGTAGACGTCCAGTTGGTTATCCAGAATATGCATTCCTCGCACCCAATGGGCAGGGATTTTGCCAGTAGACCATGTTTTATCGTTTAGGTTCTGAACAACAGTTAATTGATCCTTAGTCGCTTCAACGTTTTCAAGGATTTCAGCACGATCAAGTTTGAGAAGTTCAGCCAACATAATTGAACGCACATTACGCCGAGCAGGTGCTGTATTTTTGCGACGACGTTCTTTACGCAGGGCTGCTCGGATAACTTTACGGGTGTAATCGATAACCAACGCGCCATTAATATCCAGCATGATGTCATCTGCATCACCTGAGTCTGGATTAATACGGAAAGTAGAAATTGCACGAACAATTTCAGGCTTGCCGTCAGCACCTGTTTCGATCATGCAAACGCCTTTGTTTAATGCCGCATTGATACGCTCAAACTTCAGTTTGTACTCGTCCGAAACAGGCGTTACACCTTCAAGGTTCACACCATTAAATGGTAAAGCTGGATCGTTAGAGTCTGCCAAAGCTGCGGCCATAGCTGCTGCTAATTCAGGTTCTTGACCTGTTGCACCGTGATAGCAAACCACCACCACACGGTAACAAGTCTTCACTGGAGCTTGGTCTGCAAAGGTTTCAGCTGCAACGATATCAGTAAATGGAACCACCAAAATTGCTGGCTTTTGGTTGATCGCATCACTTACAGATGTTAGGTGATCAATCCAAGCAGCTGTATCAGTTCCAGCTGCTGGAGGGGCTGAAACGGCAATAATGGTATGGCCTAGAGGTGCGATGGTATCGAGAGTTGCTTGTAGTGTCATAATTTATACTCAACTTAATTTAATCGTTGCATATGCGTAACCATTAACGACAGAACAAAGTAATCCGCCATTACTAACAATTTCGCTGTGGAGTGTAAAGTTTGGATTTTGCTCAACTATTGTTGCTGACTTACCATTAAATTTTGATGGCAATTTCAACTTCAACATTGACGCATTCTGATGGATGTCTAAAACAGCAAGAATTTCGCCATTGTCTTGATACCAGAACCATGCTGTAGCTTCAGGTTGATCTTGTGGATTGAAAATTGCCCGATAAGCAACACTATTTGTTACAGTGCCGATAGTTGTCACTAGAGCTTTTGGATACATTTTTTTAGTATTAGTACCACTATTAAAGAAACCCGCATCGGAAATACTTTTACGAATTTCAGGCTTTGTAACACCTCGATTCAAGCTATATCCAATCGCTTGACCTACTTCCTTAACTGAGCCATTTTTAACTAGCTGCACAATTCGGTCAGGTGGATTACTTTCATCGCTCCAATTGATTTTTAAGAACGGAATTATGTCTGTAACTGTCGTGATATCAACAACATTGGAAAGATCATATGTATTTGCCCCAACAGTTACTGGTTTCATTTTTGGCAAGTACATTTGTAACGTCTTACCAGTAAAAACATAAGGACTACATTGAACCATACCAATAAAACCAAAATTAATATTGGCTTTTTTTTCAGTTTCAGTACTTACAGTACATACACCATTGCTTGTATATAGATAATTTACTGTAAGTGAAAAATCACTAGCGATTGAATCAATATTGAAATACTGTTCAGTTGTAGTTCCAACATGCAATTGAAGGTAAGAAAGAATTGCAGGAACATTCATAACACTGTAGCTATCAATAAACTCCAGATATCCAACATCATAAACACCTGTAGCTGTTAGTTCTCTAAAGCCATCTGCAATAATTTTTTTTCTATGATTATTAATTGCTGGAAGGAGTTGTACATTGGCATCTGGCGAAGCAGCGCTTACTACAATATCAGCAGTATTCGTTCCTCCAGAAACATGCACCAGCGTTTTGCCATCCAAAAGATCTTTTTTGAAATTCCAATTAGCTGCCGTACCAGTATTCTGACTCAACAACCACAGATTATTAGCATCAACAACACGCATAATTGTGTATTGGATACTATCAACGCTGTAAATTGAACCAACATCTTTAAAACCTTTTCCATGAGCAGTATGTGTAACTTGAATTACAAATGATGCTCCATGATTCCCACCTATATATGTTCCATTATAATTAACTGGTGCAGCATCATCTCCTTGCGCAACTAGAAGTGTACCAGCTAAAAATGCGGCAATAGTGCCATCTTTACTTGTAGCTGAGGGTATGGTTTTAATTGCCCATGGATTAATAATATTATTCTTCCATGGATCATTAGCACCATAACGAACCTGCTGGACAACATCCAGTACAGAACTAAAACGCGTTCTAATGTAAGCATCTAAACCATCTAAAGTGACAGTAAATGTATCTGATGGTTTTTCACTTTCAAGTGTAATGTCAGGTAGAGATGTTTTTCGTAAAACATAAAACTTGCCCGTCGGTGATGCGGGTTGATATTCAGTTTTAACTGTACCAATTTCAAATTGCGTACCATTAACTACATCTAAAAATTGCTGGTTTGTATGATTCGTATATTCAATCATCACAGCGATGTAGTTGATTGTAGAACCCACAGGAATTTCAAAGGCAACTGTTTTATCATTATCTGAATAAGTAACGCTTGAACGAAAAGTAGTATCAGCAGGCAGTGTATTTACTTTCTCGTATTGAGAACCCATCGTATGATCCATTCCCAAAAATGTATCATCATGATAAGTAAATATGACTCTTTTGAGTTTAAGCGGTTGTCCAACTGGCAAAGAAAAAACATACTTTGAACCAGCAACAACTTTTTGTTTACCAAACGAAAGGCCTGTCGGAAAAGCACCATGAAGACCAGTTAAATAGCTTAAAACAACCTTGTCGACTGCCTTGCTTTTATCAAACAAATTAACAGTCGTTTTCTCTTCAAAAACACTTTCAACCTTATCAATACGAGTTGTTTCAGTTTGAACTTTTTGATCTGTATATGTATTTGCTGCATCTAAAGGGTCGTATCCCTTAACATACTCCGAACCTGTCCATGTATATGTTCCACGTAGAGATAAGTCAGGATCGTTATTTCGTACAGAAACATTTGGCTCAGGCGGCACATAAGCAATCATCTGAGCGTAAGTCGTGAATGACTTATCCGCACCATTCGCAACAGCCGTGAGGCCATACTCTACAGCGTCAATTCGCTCATTTTGAGCATCATCACGTTGTTGGCTTGCAGTTTCAACAGCAGCAACAGCAGCTGGTGTAGAAAAATCAGACTCATCTTTTAAAGCGGCCGTACCTAGCTCTGATTTAACTAAATCAGAAATTTGTCCGATAGATGCCTGTTTTGTCTCTTGTTCCTGAACAACTGGAGTTGTGTCTTCACGAGTGACACTTGAAGCTTCAGGCAATCCACTGATCGGAGTTCCTGGTACTTCAATAATGATTGTTTGTTGAGCCATACTTTACTCCTATGGTTCAATCAATGCGCCACCTTCAGTTTGAAGTGCGACACCGCCTTCAGTCTGAATAGCAGCCTGTGTTTGGACACCTTCAACACTAAGAGCAACAGCTTGTACATTGACCGTACGATTGGTTTTTACAGCAGCTGTAATCATTCGCCCAGTTTGTGAATTAGCACCAAACTTGGCATCAGCATCTACCTTGTCATAGACGTCCACAGGTGTGAATTGAGTAGACAAAACA